ACGCAAAGCTTATCCATCTGCTGTAACGATTGATGACGGCACAGGAGCTTTTGACGCAAGCGGTAACGCAATCTCTTTAACGCAATCTGATATTGATGCTGCAAGAACAACTTTAGACGCTGAAGCTGCTGCGATACTTTATCAATCTCAAAGAACTGGTGCTGCTGGTACGACAGATACAATATACCCATCAATAGGAGATCAGTTAGACAGTTTATATAAAGACATTGTTGCTGGTACAGTAACTACATCAGGTGCTTTTGCAACTGCAATCAAAGCCACTAAAGATAAATATCCTAAGCCATGAGTACATTAAAAGTTAATGCTATTACTGAAGTTGATGGAACTGCTTTTCCATTTGGTATAGCTAAATTGCAAGAGGCAAATAGTACATCCGCTGTAGATGTAATTGAATTTCAAAGTTTAGACGTAACGACATACAAAGCATTTAAGTTTGTATGTTCTTTAAGACCTGCAATAGATGAAGTGGTTCTCTATTTTAGGTGGAGAGCAGGAAGTACTGCACAGACCAGTTCTGAATATAATTATATTTTAGATGGAGCTAATAGTTCTGGTAATGCTTTTCGATTAGCTAATGAAGAAAATCAAGTTCTTATCGTTGATAATATGGGTAATCAATCTTTAGAAGGTTGTAGATTTGAATTAAATCTCGTACCTCAAGTGTCTGGAGACACCACTCTTGGCAATTTTGGTTATGGTTTTTTTAGTTATTATAACAAAGATTCAGCCCACAGGGCAGGGCAAAATGTATTCACTTACAAACTAACTACCAATACAGATGGATTTAAGTTGTATACCAATAATGGTAATATAGCAGCTTATAATTATGTTTTATATGGAGTAAAAAGATAATGGCTAGATTTAAACTAATTAATGGAGAGAGAGTTGCTTTTACCGCAGAAGAAGAAACTGCGAGAGATGCAGAAGAAGCTGCGTCTATAGCTTCTCAAGCTGCAACTGCATACATAAGAAACAGAAAAAATAATTACCCATTAATTGGAGATCAATTGGACTTACTTTGGCATGCAATAGATGCTGACTCAGACTTAAAAGTTAAATTGTCTGGCTTTTACAATGCAATCAAAGCGGTAAAAGACGCTAATCCAAAACCTAGTTAATTATGAGCCAACTAAAAGTCAATTCAATCGTTCCTGTCGGTGGGCTGCCAAGTGGCTCTAACGGTGGAATTATTCAAACTGTTAATGTTGTTAAAACAGATGCTTTTAGTGCTACTACTGCAAATTCATTTACAGATATTACTGGCTTATCATTATCAATTACACCAAGTTCTAACTCAAGTAAAATATTAGTTTTAACAGGTATTTTTGGTCAAGCTGATGCTTCATCTGGAAGCACAGTCAAAATTGTTTCTTCTGCTGGTAGTGCAATAATAGCTACAGATGTTGGAAGTAGAATTGCAACTAATGGTGCTGAAGCAGGGGATAATAATGAACCTCAACATGGTGTTAGACCATTACATCAAAACACATTACTTTTTTCTCCTTCTACAACATCAGCAGTAACAATAAAAGCACAATATAGATTAGAAGGAAGTGGAACTTTTTATATTAATAGACCTCGACAAAACAGTGATAGTTCGGGATATATAAGAACAGTCTCAACAATAACAGCAATGGAAATAACTGTATAATGGCAATAATTCCAGGAAAGAAAAACTTTACTGTTGATAGGAGAGCAGACTTTCCTATAAAATTGACATTTAAAGATTCTACTGGATCGGCAATAAATTTAACTGGATATACTGTTGCTGCACAAGTTTACGATGAATCACGTTCCACAAAATATGCTGATTGGGCGATAACATATACAGATAGAGCTAATGGAATTATTGATATGAATTTATCTGACACAGATACAGCAACTTTCACTCCAAATGTTTTGAAATATGATGTATTACTAACAGAACCAAGTGGTAGCAAAAACTATTATTTAGAGGGTACACTATTTGTAAGTGAGGGTTACACAGCATGAGCAATCCTAATCAAGTTGTAGTCAGTCAGGTATCTGATGTAACTACAGTTGAAATCACAACGCAAGGGCCACAAGGTCCTGCTGCGTCAGGTTTTGAATTTAATGGCGATAACAAAGTCGATGGTTCAATTCCTGTGTTTAATTCTTCAAACAATAGGTTTGAAGCTACCGCAACTAACACTGTACTTACACTCGTAGATGGAGGAAACTTCTAGTGGCTAACACAATTAGGATAAAAAGATCAACTGGATCATCAAACCCAGGGTCACTAGAAAACGCTGAAGTTGCCTCCGTCT